TTGGAAAGTTCATTTGCTTTCTGGCCGTCCTCAAATTCCTTGAGGCGTGCTGCGAGTTTCTGTACGTTTACAGGCATAGGTTTTAATTGAATAATTGGTTTAACTAGGTTAATCAGTCAATCGTTAATCAAATGATCAAGTCTCAACTTAATAACCCCAATACATAGAAGAGCGTAACACGAAACGCACAAATACACAACTTATTTTAAGAAATTTTTTCTGTGTTATTCTAAAACGCCAGCAATCTTGAGAGGGATTATTTTTATGGAGACTTCACCAGTGATGATGAGAGAATTCGCATACATCTGCCAATTGACAACATACGTTTTATCAGCTTGCCCGTTCTCTTCTTCAATTAAACGATTCATGGCATTCAGTGTGTAGAGAGTATTCGTCTGCTTCTTTCGATGAATGAGAATCGTATTGGGAAATTTGGGAGCATCCTTTCGCATGTTGAGCACATTGTAAGTCAAATAAATCTCTTTGGGTGCTTTAACATTGGAGAAGGCGAAAATACGTTGGCTGTACACTTCGTAAAACTTCTTGATTTCTTCGGCGGTTTTACGAAAATCTTTGCTATTGCTAAATGTACACAACAGCTGTCTATTGTCTAGGTCTTGCATAATGAAACAAGTAACGTGTTATGGTTTTACATAATGCGTAAGGAATGTGACTGCTTCTTTGAAACCGAGTTCGTCTGCTTTCTTGTACAATTCACGCAACTGCTTGAGGCATTCTTCATTTAGAGGATTTGCAACATTTGTCAGAGCAGTGTCGTCTGTAGCAATAATTTGCTTCACCACTTCCTTTTCTGCGGCAAGTTGATCTGGTGTCTTTGGTTTTGGCGCAGGCATTACGGCAGATGGTGCTGGAGGTTCTGGTTTTTCTTCTCCCCGAGGAGGTTCAACATCCAATTCTTTATCTCCCTGAGTCACTTTACCAGAATCACCGCCAAAAAGATTACTTGAACGAGAAGGTTTGTCGGGTTCCTCTTCGGGTTCATCCGACTTCTGAACAGGTTCTTCCTTTTCGGGTCTTGGTTGAGGTTCTGGTGGTCTTTCGTGTGGGGGTGGTTTTTCAGATGGAGATTTGGGGAAAGGATTTTGTTCCACATATTTCCCGGGGTTTTCTTGCATTGCCTTCTGTTTATGTTTTGGCGAAGGCCATGTCACAAGAATTCCATCCTCTCGGCGGTAGGCTTGTCTATCGGGGTATTTACCTTCCACCATCCTATTAGTAACGTTGATGGCGACTTCTTTCGTAATACCCTTCTTAACAAAATAATCACGTAGCGCATCCATGTGCGCTTCTTCTTCCATGCGGAAAATGCCGTCAGTTATTCGTTCATCAAGGCAAACTTCGGCAAATACTTTGTCAACGATATTAGACATACCTTTGGATATAAATATCCAAAGTAAATCCAAAAGGCGTTATTTTACACGTTGATTTGCCTTACGTCGTGGTAGGAGTTCCCGATATAAGTTTTCATCGGAAACATGCCATTAGCACTCATAAGTCGGCGAATTTCGGTAAGAGTTTCAAGACCATCATCATGATGGAAATCGTAAAGAACAGCGTCATAAGTATAGAGCACCGCCTTAGTCTTTTTCAACGCCAAATAGGTCAAAACATCATCTATCTTGGGAATAGCGACCTCACCTTCAACTGCCTGAAGAATGTAGTTAAAAACCTTTGTTGGATTTGGGTCTTGAATATGCTTATCCGTAATTTTACGTGCGAATGTAGGTGTCAGAATATGTCCAGTTCGTTGAAAGTACTCCCAATTGTCATTGATGAAGGTTTTCAAATTAGAGAGATACTTGATATGAGCATACTTATCTTCCACACCGCCGTAGAGTTGTCGAAAAGTAATCTGCTTGGCATTGGTAATGTCTGTTTCATCTACCGATTTCTTCTGGAAATAGAGGCGTGCGAGATACTCATAGATGTCGGTATCCGGTGCAATAGGATAGTCAGTCAATCCACAGATGATTCTTGGATGAAATGCTGAGTAATCTATCACTACCATTCGCCCCTTGTCTCCAAAACGAGATACGAAACAAGAGCGAGAACCATCAGTATGATTTAGAGCAGCATAGTTGATTCCACCAAAACGATTACTAGGTCTGCCAGTGGATGTATAGACATTGTATTGACTAAACACAAGTCCATCCTTATTTGGTTTGGCATGAAAGTGCTTTTCAAACAAATCCGCATCCACATAAATCCCATTTTGCTCTATCTTACCGAGCGTATGATTCAACTTATTGAAACTTTTGTATGCTTCGTCAATCTTAAATCCCTCGATCATTTTCTCAAGGTCGGCACACATTTCTTCAAACGATTCCAAATGCTTCATCAATGGAATTGCTTTGTTGACTTGTCCACTTCCTTGTGCATTTCGTCGCACCAGATTGTGTGCTGGAGTTTCGTACTCCATCCACTCAAGAATCTCGTTTGCGTCCAAAAATCCACACAGATTAGCATCCAACGCTTCTTCTACCGGCACTAACTGGCGAAATGCTTTTGCATCCAGTGCCCATATATTGCGAGGCGGAAATTTCCATTTCTTCCACGCATACTTGAGGAACATCCGAATGCCGATTTCAGGACGAGAATCGGGGTGTTGAGACGAATAGTAGTAAGTCTTTCTTGTGGAGATATTTCGGATGAAGAGAATAGCGAGAGAGTTGTCGGCGGGATGTTTTCCGTCCTCTACGGGAACGGCATGTACAATCCAATCGCCCGATTGGTTTTCTTGAAAAAACTTACCCGCATCTGAAACTGTCTCAATCATCAACTAAGCAGTTTACCAGCTTCTTGGCAAAAGTCAACTACTTTTAAGAGGTATTCCGAGACGTACTTTGATGTGGTCTCTCAGGGGAATGATACCTGCGGTAATTTGTGTTGTCCACTTACCCGCTTCAATAGAATCTTGAATATCCACGATACGGAACACGATATTTTCGTGGGAATATGGTTCTGGTAGATTTCTCACCAAAAACATCATGAATGTACGAAGACCTCCAATTCCCTGTACCGTGAATTGTGCTTGGATACCCGGCATGATACCTGTGTATTTTGGATTATTTTCTTCATCCCCATCATCCAACAACATTTTCAAAACATCAGGAGCAGGTAATGCTAAACGACGAAGCACAATTTTTCCATTGACTCTTGTAGTCATTTGATATGATCCTCCTGATGGTGATATTTGTTGAAGGACTCGCATGGTTTCGTCGTGGTTTGTATCCGGTTGTGGAGGCGGGGTCTTACTCTTGTTATCATTATCCATTGCCAGCCGATCTTTGAACATATAGTCCAAAAGTTCATTGTCACCATTGGTCAAAACAACATTTTTGTCTGGTTGATTTGTCTGAGCATAGATGGTACGAATTGCTTGTGCATTACTCAACGTAGGTTTGAATGATATACCCAAAAGTAAGCTGTCGGCATCGAAATAGTCAAATGTATAGGGAGTTCCCCGATTGGCAGTGTTGACGAATTTGTAATCAACAATTTTCATTGTAGCCGGTCCAGTATCATCTTTCTTGCCAGTGCCAGATACAAGACGAAAATCCCAAAATCCACCAGCCGCATCACTGATATCTTGCATCATCTTCTGTATGAGTTGAACATACGTCTTGACGCTCTCCGTTTCCAATAACGAAGTAAAATATGCTACATTGACGTACAAATCTCGCAACAATCCCGAATACATTGCTGGATATGGTTTTTCTTGGTTTGGAACTATTGTTTTTGGACTCTTAAATGGAAATGCATTATCACCCAACTTTTTTCCGCCATATGAATAGCGAACTCGGTTGATCAATTCATCCAAGTCATCACGATAGATACCATCAATCTGCCGACAAACATTGAAGAGTCTCCAATCATAGAGTTTCTTCTTATCAGCAGCATCTTTCTTGTTCGCTGCATCTTTTGTCGGGGTAATAGTAGAATTCTTCAGAATGTCATAGTCATTCTTAGATTGATCCCTAGCTTCTTTGGAGTTAAATCCATAGAGACCACGGAAGTACTTTGGTGCCATCGCATTTGGGATTAACAGCACTGAACCATCACACGAGATAAGATTGGGGTGTCCGTTAATCACAACGTCATCAATGTCAACACGAAAAATTTCCGATTTTCCACAGAGAGATTTGAGGGGAGATGGGAAGAAATTGATGCATTCCATCAAAAGTCCGAGATTGACCCAAAGATCTTTCTGAGACTTGCGGTCAAAATCTTCCTTCTTATTATCGTACTGATCTGTGCTCTTAATATCAGACGGATCACGTCCATAAAAGACACCATTCAAATATTCATCGGCATTGTTGGGATGATGTTGTCGAATATATGCAACAACAGAACCTAGCGGAGTCTTTGAATCTTTGGCATCTTGAGATGTTGCGATAGACTTGAATTGTGGGAGTGTATTTTTTGTGAATTGAAGAAGACTCCCAAATGGACGAGTTTCTTTCTCATCTCCACCTTCATTTACGACTCTCACTTCTGCCTTAGAATCTATCACCAATCCAGAATAAATTCTATCTTGCGACGTGATTTCTGTTTTACATCTGAATTTATTTCCGTCAACTGCCCACTCAAAATGAGTAATGCGTCCAAATAGAACATCATAGTTTCCCTTTGAACGAAGGATGTGTTCTGTGTAAAGTGGATATGGATTACAATTATACGCTTTCAGTGTGTCTATGTCATCGAGATTTAGTAAAACATCGGAATTGAATAGATTCCACCCAAACTCTAAGATACATGAAATGCCGGGAACTAGGAAATAGGGTGTCATGTATTCCAGCTGTGCTTTGGAAAAACATACCCATTCAACAGATGCTCGGCGGAAAAGTTCTTTTTGAATTGTGCAGGTGATTTTTTCTATTTCGGGTGGAGGAACGTGAATTGGAAAATTACTTGTCTTCAAATCATTGTAAACAATATGAGGAGTTTTTCCATCTGGCATGTATCCAATGATACTGCGGTTACTTTCATCACCTTGCCACAACTTTCCAAACCCATATTCGTTATAGAATCCTTTACCGCCAAAAAAGACAAATCCTTGGCGGTCATATTCATCGCCGTAAATGTTATAGCGTCCTGCGCCATTTGAGCACAAGCGTACCCACGGAGTCATCGGTCCACGATATTTAGTCCATTCCCCTGTCTGAGAATCCCACCCACCTTCATCATTTTTTACATAACGAAAGCTACGATTCACCTTTCGGCGGTTAAGCTCCGCTTGGATTTCGTCTGGGATGTTGCAAGGCTCCCACGGGATGATTGGAGGAACTGCCATAACTATTACGCATTCAACTTGTTATACTTATTGACGATAGCCGATACATCTGTTGGAATTCTCAATGTTGTGCCGGGAGGAACACTAAATCTCCCTTTGCCAAGATTGTTGACATTGGCGATAATCCAGAACAGGGTCGGATCACCATAATACTTATACGCCAAAGTATCCAAAAAATCTCCTTCTTGAGAAATGACTGTTAAATCTGTTGATGAAGGAACTACTGTTGGATAGATAGTGCTCTTATACACTCTCTTTCCATCGTATCGCTCTTGAACTTTTATGTTGGCGTATCTTCTCATTAGGCAATAGTAGAGTTTTGATCAAGCGTGCCTTGATATGGGGTTCCCGCATCATATAATGGGTCACTGGTTGGTGGTCCTTCTTTCACAGTTTTGACCACAAGAGATTGATGGAATTGAGTTGGAGACCCACCAGTTGGTACTGTTGTTTCATTCCATCGTTCCCACTGCTCTCCACGAGGAGCATGACCGAAATTAGCACCGCCAACAACTGCACGCTCCTTTTCAAGCAGAACCATACTCAAAGCAATATCCACTGTTCGTGGAAGCTGTCCAAACAAAATATTAGAGGGTGCTTTGATATAATTTGCCAAGTATTCCCACTGCTGTCCGCTAATTTGATGCTGAGTTTCCCAAGACGCATCATCAGGAACATTGACTGCAATGGTTTGAATAAGAATAGGTTGGTCTTTATACAGATCACCAATAGTAAGCATAACCATTGGAGGAACCATAAACCTATTCATAGCACCATTATAGTCAGCGGTAGTATAGTTGGCTGGCTTAATCAAAGTGGAGAGATAATTGATTCTCTGCCACGTCGGAGCAAGTTCAACAATACTTCCAATCACAACATTGATATTGAACGAAAGTGCCCGAGTAAATCCACCGTATGAATAGATTTTGTCTCCACGACCAATGAACGGAAGTTCTTCCCACGAAGCATTTCCATTTTCAGAAAGACCTTTGATGGATGCTCGGAAAGGAATATATTTCTCATTGACAACATCGTAGAAATACAAGGCAATCAAATCATCCTTATAAGGTTCCCACTGTGTCCATCCTCTGAGTCGGCTGTCCTTGATTTTCTTGTCTTTATCCAATACTTCCAGAGTATTGATTGCATCAAATCGTCCTGCGGTTGGAAGTTTCAGCGAATTTTTGACATCGGATGTCAATTCATTACTAACAACCCGAATTCCATTCTGACGATATTCATCAACAAACTTATTTGGTTTCTTACCTCGCTCTTTTGCTTTGAAAAGTCTATCATATCCCGCAGGAGTATCTCTTTGGGAGTCGCTAGTAATGATTTGAGAATCGGGTGGAACGACAACTGCATAAATATCTCCACTATTTCCATCACCCGCTTTACGAATCTTGTCCAACAAAACAAGCATTTGTTCATTTTTCTTACGAAGCAAATCTGCATCACTACGTTTAGTTGGGAACTGTTGTTTCGGGTCAGCATAATTAGCATACTGACGCATTATATCAGAGTTTGTGTATTCTTCACCACGACGAGTACTAATAGATTCTCCGACATTATCGCCATAACGCACGCCCGGATTGTTTTCGTCTGTGCTCTCTTCACCGAAATACCCTACCGCCTCGCTTCCTCCATCGCTCAGACCTGAAATCCGTGTCTCATAACCTTCCCATCGGTATATGATTTGATTTGACCGCATTCCATTCTGATCATATGTTACCAAAATCTTGTAGGAATGGGGTTGTACACCATGACGAGTAACCTTACCACCACCAAACCAAGCAGGACCAAATCCAAGACTATCTCCACCAGCTGTATTGTAAGCAAATTTAGATTTTGGTCCTATACCAAGCATCATTCCATACGCACCTTCATCACTTCTTGCTTGTATTCCATCTTGTCGTTGAGGAATGAAGTTAGCAAACATGGAAGTTACCATATTAAGTGCTCTTGATAGAAATCCCCCCATCATGCTTCCACCAGCACTCACTTGAGGCCATGCTGCTTCAAGGTTTGCTTTAGCTGATTTTGCTGTACCTGCACGAATAAGACCTTTACCACCTTTACCTATTTGAACATCGGCAAGTGCGGTAGAAACTGTGCCGGGAGGCGGATTGATGGTTGGGGTTCCAAACAAACCAGCTGCCGACCCAATCATACTTTTAGCAATGCCAAGCAATCCTCCAGAAAGGTCAATATGGCGCATTGGACGAATTGCACCAAGGGCAAGTGTATTTCCTGCGGCAATGATCGGAGATGTCGGATTGTAAATGCGAGTCTCGTTGAAAGCATTTCCAGTTTGAAGTAGAAATTGCTTTGCTAACCAAGGAATACCACGCCCCGAACCAAGAAACTTTGATACACGGATAATGTCAATAGGTCCATCTCCAAGAGGAAATGCCCTACCATTTGCAGCAGACATCTTGAGTCCACTCAGTCCTTTACCAGCTTCGTCGGGGTAAATCCAATAGAATGGTTCTTTGGTAAATCCACCAAAAAGAGTGGAGTTGTAATCAGCATATGGAGACAGGCGACGATAGAGAGACTTGGAATTTGTCTCCCATATCTGCTGAATTTTTCCCGGTGCCCGTGTAGAACCTTGATATCCCTGTGGCTTTTTAATCAAAGCCCACGTTGGTTCAAATGGAGGGCGAACGAGAGTTGCTGGCATTGATTTCGCTGGCATAATTAGTACCTATTCACTCCATATCCACCACGGAATTCTGTTTGTCGAGCGAGTGTTGCACTTACAAGTTGTCCATCCAGATAAATACCAATCTTACCATTGGAAAGATTAGCATTAAGTGCATTTATTGCTGCAAGAATATCTTGCAACGTCTTATCTGTAGCAAATGTAGATTCTGCTTCGCCAGTGGTTGTTGCTGTAGCAGTTGGGGTAGTGCCAGCAATTCTAGTTCCAGCTGGAGTTACGGTAACTGCTGGAACATAAGTCGAAGCAATTCTGCTTTCAACTGGCTTCCCGATCATTTCCGTCGCTCCACCACGCAGTTTGGCAGCAACTTTACTCATACCCGGGATTTTATCGGCAATCCAAGCAAGACCCTTTCTAAATGGTGCCGTCAAAGCATCAAATATCATTGGTCCAATTGCAATAATTCCCTTGACGATAGAAAGTCCTATACCAGATGGAGAAAATCCTAACCATTCCTTGATACCATCCTTTGCTTTCTTAAATGCGGCAGGAATTGCGTCGGCAATCCAATTCCACACAGATTTCAATCCTGTCAGAATAAGTCCCGGCAGTCCAAAGAAGAAATCGTTGAATGTATCCCAAATGGCAAGTCCAAGCTTCTTAATCAAGTGCCATACTCCAGCCCAATATCCCATGTTTTGAATTTCACTCCAACCTTCTTTGAAACGTTTGAAAATGTTCCATACAAAAATGAGCGGAACTGCAATTTTACCAAGAATGCCTCCACCGATTTTGAAGAGAATTTTTGTTATCCATCCACCAATACGCCCAAAAACAGAAAAGAGTGATGTGACTTTTGGGAAGAATTGGAGAATTCTTCCAAGAACATTACCAAATGCATTGAACTTCGTTCCGAGTTTAGTTACCCATCCAAAAATAGCTCCAACCCTTTCTCCAATCCAAGCAAGTGCAACGGATACTTTTCCGAGAGATGGAAACCATTTTCCAAACCACAGAGCAATGCTTTCAATACGAATGCCCAAAGCTGCTCCTTGTTTTCCAATTGAAACAATGAGGTTTCCTATCTGTTTTCCAAACAACAACATCCATGACATTCCTTTTGCAATGTCCTCGAAATGATCTACGACGAATCCAAGAACATTGTCAATAATAGGTAAAAATATTCTAGCAACCTTGGCAACCAGTTGGTTCCATTTAGCAGTAATGGATGCCATTCTTTCCTGATTTGCTTTCTGTTGAACCATTATCTTCAATCGTTCAGTTTCAGAAAGAACAGTTGCTTTGTTAGCAATGCGAAGTTGCTCATATCGCTCTACCATCTTACGAAGTTCTGGATCTGTACTTCTACGTGCAGCTGCCCATTCCTTATCGGCTTGCAACATGCGATACAATTCATCTACGCTTCTTCCCGTGGCACGAGCGAATGCTTCTTGCTGGAACACATCCAACCCTTCAAATCCAATTTGCTTAGTAATACGAAGGATTTCTTTCGTAGAATTTTCAATATCACGGCGGTACGCTAACTCACGAGCATGTTGAAGATTGATAGAACGACCCAAAAGGACGGATGCTTCCATTTCTGCTTGAATGCTATCCGTAAAATTCAAAATCTCTCTACTTGCATTGGAAGATTCCTTGAGAGAAGTTCCCATTCTTCTCAATTCAACTGCCGCCTTAATAACTTGACCGGGAAGACGAGACATCATCGTAAGTGTATGACCAGATGCCTTTCCAATATCATTCATCACAACATTCAAAGGAACACCCGCTGCTTGCGCCATGAGTGTAGCAGTATATGCCATATTCTCTTGGGTCTTCATGGTGGTGCTTGAAATAGCAGCCATGTTTCTCATGAATCCCGCACTATTTTCTTCAGCAACTCCCAGTTGTGATTTCAGAATTGCCGTGGTTCTAGCAAGATCTTTGTTTACAATATGGACACTTCCCATTTCTTTACCAACAGCCATCCAAGCATCATAAACCCCCCCAATGGCAACTCCTAGATGCATGGTTTCAACATAGATTTTTTGAACATCCTGCCGAATCATATTGGAAGTCTCCCGTGTTAATCCCATTGTTTCACGGAATTTCCATGCCGCCGAATCTAATGTTTCGAACAACGACCATATCCTATGGGCTGCCCATAGAATAGGAATCATTTCCTGTGTTCTAATTTTTCCAAGAATATCCAACTCTTGCTGCATTTCTTTTCGTTGCAGTATTGTGGACTTGAGTTGAGTATTGAGAAGAGCCCGACGAGCAGTTTCATGTTGTCCAACACTCTTCAAATCATCACGGATTTTCTGTTCGTCTCTATAACTTTGCTCAACATCTTTACGTAATTTCAAAGTTTGACGAAGATTATCAATAACTCCCCTACTCAGACTTTTCTGAATAGTTGCGTGAGACAAAAGATTAACTGCCTGTGACTTGTAAATGTTGTCCAGTTCTTTCTGGATATTCAGGTAGTCCTCTGCGTATTGGACATCACTTTTACCCACAGTTTTTGGATTGTCTGCCATAGATGATTATGCTTATCTATAAATAGTAGTCCCCTCAACTTTTCGCCGTTTTTGAGGGCTTGACAGAATATAAAAAGTGTGCTACAGTATTGGCATGAAAGAGAATAACATAGTTGACATCAATGGTTCAATCCACGAAGCGGCTCGGGGTGTGTTTCAGCACATTTGCGGCACCGTATTAGTGCTGATTCTCTTCGGGTTTCTTTTTGCCCCACTTTTTACAGAGTGGTTCCGACCAATGGTCGAGCGAAAATATCGGACTCCCGGTAACATGTATCGGAGTTTCCCTCTCATCGAAGCGGAAATGACGAAAATCCGCATCCGACTGTGGATTGTTGCGGTGGTAGGATGGTTTGTAGTGCTGGTGAGCTTTCTCGCCGCTTAACTACGACCAATTGCCGGTCCTCGGGGCATCGCCTTAGTTGGCGATGCCTCTTCTTTACCCATTGCCTTATCCATATGGAGTCTTTCTTTCTCCTTCATGTTCATTAGCTTTCTGACGTAGAACGTCCGATACTGAATGGGCATTGAGTACACGGCGAAGTATTCTAACTTACCATGATGGCAGAGGTCAAAGATTAGCTCGTGGAGTTGAACTTTGTAGTTATCCGTTAGGCCAAAAAAAGGATACCCCCATCGGGGTCTCCTCCTTTCGTTCCAGACCACAGTTTGAACAAGAGAAGTCAAATGTAGTATCAATGTCTGGAAGCACTTCACGAATATGTTTACGGAAAGCAAGACTGTCTTTGGAAACGAGTTCGTCGTTGACAAACTTACGAATACGTGTACGTTCCGTATTGCCGTCAACGGCAGTGATGATATGTGCCAAGCGGGTCGTCACTTCACGAGTGATGTCCTTATTTACTTTTGCCATACCTTCCAACTCTTTTTCGATGGCAGTTTCATCTTTCTTAGTAAGAATTTTGAAGGTAAGAGTTACACCTGAAAATGGAAGTTTGAATTGGAAGGCGTTTTCTCCCCGAGGATATTTCTCAAAATCAAACGGACGATTATCCATCTTACTCAAATCAATGGTCACTGCATTTTCTTTCCCACAACGTCCACAAGTAAGTGTCGCTTCATATTCATCACCATACGCCAAACGACGAATCGCAAAAAATGCTGCATTGCGATCACATGTAAACATCTCTTCTGGATTGACTGCTTTATTGACAATGACTGACTCAAGCAGCTTATCAAGCACGATGTTCTTTTGAATAAGATTGCGGGAAGTAAGAATGTCTTCTTCCTTAGCGGTCATCATCTTGAGTTCTAGTGTCCCCGATGAAAGTGGGTTTGTTTCGGGATAAAACCATCCTTTTGATGGAAGGTTGATTACCTCGGTTGGAAATTTTGTCTCTGCTTTCTGTACAGGTGGAACAGGGGCAGCTACGCTTGGGCGTGTAATTGGAATGATTTCGTCAGACATAATTGTAATCTATTTTGAATTCACAAATACATAGCACAACGGCATCAAAATAAAACTTATTTTTTTCTTTTTTAGACGTTTATCATTAGACGATTATATTTATGATAAAGGACAATTATGGGAAGACATAAAATCTATCAAACAGAAGAAGCACGACACGAAGCTGAAAAACAAAGAAAACGAAAATGGTATTATAAAAATTCAGAGCAAGTTAAACAGATGAATATGGCATATTATTGGAAACACAAACAAAATGAAAAAACTAACGACCGATGATTTTATAACAAAAGCATTAGAAATTCATGGCAATAAATACGATTACTCAAAAGTAATCTACGATGGAGCCAATAAAAAAGTAGTAATAATATGTCCATTACACGGCGAATTTCTTCAATCTCCACACGGACATCTTGGAAAACAAAAACAAGAATGCCCTCGGTGTTATGGAAGAAACAAATCAACCATAGAATTTATTTCTCTCGCCAATAAAATTCACAGACACAAATATGATTATAGCAAAACAATCTATCAAAAATGTATGGAAAAAGTATCTATCATTTGTCCAACACACGGAGAGTTTTTACAAAATGCTCATAATCACTTATTAGGAAAAGGATGCTCAAAATGCACATCCAACATCTCTAAACCAGAAACAGATTTTCTTGATTATCTGAATATACCAGTAAGAAATTACTACATCAAACATTGGAAAAACAAATTAGTAGATGGATATGACCCAAAGACAAATACTATCTATGAATTTCTTGGAGATTATTGGCACGGAAATCCTCAACGCTTCAATTCAAAAAATATTCATCCAATACTAAAAATATCCTATGGAAAAGTATTTGCAGAAACTATGAATAAGCTTGAGAAATTAAAAACACTTGGATATAACATCAAATATATCTGGGAAACCGACTGGAAAAATTTCAGAAAAGATAAAAATTCTAAATTGAAAATACAGGAAATTTGACTAAATCTTTGCACCCTTGAGGGATTGAATATCTTTGGTAAGATTTGGAATGGCAAATCGTTTTGACGCATCTACCTTTTGTTTTTGAAAGTCCATCTCTTTTTTCGCTACATCAAGCTCTTTCTCTTTTTGCTTGATTTGATCTCGGCGTTGCTTCTCTTTCTCTCGTTGCATTTTTGCTTTAGCAGCAGGAGGAAGTTCATCAACCGAAACAGTATCTTGAGAAGCGTTTGTCTCTTCTTCGTCCTTGCCGCCTAACTGCATGGATGTATATTCTTTCAACACCGCTTTGGTGATGAGACGAACCAGTTCTTGAAGTTGTTCCTTTTTCATTATTTTCGGTCTAAAATTTCATTGACCATCTTACGAACCACTTTGGCAAGATTTTCATCAATGCCATAACGAGGAGTTGGTTTACCTCTCTGTGCCAGTGCCGCTTGATATTCAGTATCATTCATTGCACCATAACTCTTATAGTTAGGAGGGAGAGTAGAAGTAGGAAGTCCTGTCATTTCTCCCGGCTGAATAGAGGCATCTTTGGCAACTTGCAAACTCTTATCTGCCATCAAGAAAATCTCATCTGACTCTGGGTCATACTTTCCGAGATAGAGATACAATGAAGCATTTGGATTTCTAATTGCATCTTTGACTGCTCGGCTTGTTGAGAGAGCAATTTTTACCTTTGACCCAGCAAGTTTGGCAGCAACACCATGAAGTTCCCGCTCAACCGAAGCGTCATCTCTTCCTTGAAGTTGAACCTTTTGAAGTTTTGCTTTATCTTTTGGATTAACAAACACAATACCTTTCAAATTTGGGGCGGGTGTTTGAGGATCTTCTGGAGGAGTTGGTTCGGTGTTTTTGTCTTTTGGAATTGGTGGTTGGTCGGCAGTTCCTTGACCGTCTGCTGGCGGTGCAGGCGCACCCTTAGTTTCATCACCAGCTTCTTTTACTTGTGTCAAAACTTCACGGACGCATTGACGGATTAGGTATTCCAAAAGTTCTTGCTTCATATGTTTTCCTTGCTTTCTATAAATATAGGCACAGAAAAGCAAACCCTTTAAGTTCTGTCATATTCTACGGTCCATACTTCAATGACACGGTGGTTAATTAGGTCTTCAAACCTTCTATTTCTTAACCAAAAGTTAGATCGTCCACCAAACTTTCTGCTTTTCTTGATCTCTTTCGGAGAAACCACTTGACTTCCCATGTAAGTAAACCCCCAACTTGAAACGATGTCTCCAACTTTCTGACTATACTCGGGAACAAGAATGTCCAAATCGTGCTCCGATTTTCCTTTGTTCTTTACAGATCCGACGATTCTTCCGCCGAGTTTTTCAGCATAGGGTTTGGCTTCGTCATATGTCCACATGTATCATAAATATGCCATGTACAAACAAAAACCCCACCTTGCGGCGGGGCTTTTGATGGGAGACTTTCCTTAGTACTGCAAAATGGCGTAGTCGTAGGACAACTTCAATGTTACCAAGACTGGATCACCCATATCTGTCCAATTGAGTTCTCCACCATCGAAGTCGGTTGGGAAGGTGCCTTTCAGCGTCCACTCTTCAACCTTATCACCTACTGGACCGAGCACGTCAATGGTGACTTCTTTCTTGTAGAAATCTTGATAACCGTCACGACCAGTTACCGATTCGTGTGATAGACGATACCATTCAAACACAGTTTGAGCAGCGGATGGAACAACTGGATCATAAAGCTCAATGGTGATTTCGTTCCACACAGTCTTTCCCTTATAGAACCATTGCAGGTTGATGTAGTCAATGGTTTTACGCTCTTGCGTCCACTTTGGTCTGTCCGTCTTACGAATCAAGTAAGTTGGAATGCCGTCAATATACATCAGGAAGCGATTCTTGGTCTTCGGTTCCCAGATTGTATAAAACATCTCATTGTTTGTGAGTAGGTCTGCCATATGTTAAATCCTTGTACTGTGCTAGGTCTCAGTTATAAATATAGTCAACTATGGAAAATCGGCGAGAAAATTACGCAGTTGTTTTAATAAAGTCAAAGGCACGAATTGCCCCCTTTAACGTGGGTTTCACTTGCATTGCCCTATGAGTATTGCAAACATACCATGTTTTGCCATTAACTACCGATTTCCACACCGCTGGGGTTTTTTCACCATTTGGACCATGATGCCACGTAGCATCTCTATCCATGACCAGTTGACGTTCTTCGTCCGTAAGTGGACGTTTGTTCTTCTTCAGGGTCTTCATTTCAGGAGATTCCATCAAAGTCTCCCGCACATCAATCAAATTATCTACCGAGTCCATCAGATTCTTAAAAATCTCACCCAAATGCTTCATTTGATTACTCACAAGTGGAAACGTGTCGGGGTCAATAATAGACGTATAAATCGTTGAAAGTTGTGCATTCGTCTGTTCCAAATGACCTATGACATCCTGATATTGCCGAATAATCTGAGACTTCTTACCGGGATTTTCATCAATCAAAGTCTGAGTCCAATGTTGAAGAAGAGGTATCATACGATGATTAACATCTCCGATGAAGTTAGCTGCTCTGCTTGCACTTTCCCCATCCTGTTGGATAATTGCTTTGATAAATGCTTTAGACGCTTTTGCTATTTCCATGAAATTGGTACGAAACATCCGCTTGGCTTCAATAGGATCTGATAAAGATGGCATTTGTTGCATTGCCGCCGAACGTACCGCTTGATTCCATATATCATGAGGATCGTTAAGAGCTATTTCTTTAAGAATCTTACTGGAGCTTTCAAAGTCAACAGTCCATCTCCCCCTCGCTTTCGGGTCTTTGGATGGATCACCAGCACCATATCCTTCCTTAGCAACTGGTTTGTTGATGTATTCAATACGTCTCTTTATTTCTTGATTGATACGCTTGAGTTCTTCTTCTTCATGTTTGAGAGACGCACCAAAAGTTTCCCCACCTTTACCGCTCTTGAGATATGCAATTCCTCTGGCTGCTTTTGCTCGCAAGGCCATCAGATTGTCAAGAGTCATCATATCAAGTTTTAATTTGCCATCATCACTATAACGGTATTGTTCGGGTGTTTGGGGAAGTCTTTGTTTCAAATCTTTAGTACCCACTTCCTTCACAGACATCTCTTTGTCATAAGTAGCAGTAATCGCATCTTTCAATGCTTTGATTAACCCCTTGGAACGAATGATTTTGAAGACGATATTTTCAACACTAAGTTCGCCAGCAGTATCGAGTCCATATTGACGAAATGCGTCAAGATACTTCTTTGCCTGCTTCATTGTTTCACGATCTCCACTATTCAGTGCCGATTCCAGATATTGCTTCATATCTTTGTACACTGCCTGAATAGTAGCAGTATCAAATCTTCGTTGTTGATGTTGTGGCACTCTTATCCACGCATCCTTAACAAGTGAGTAAATACCAGTGACATGAGGTTTGACTTCACGGACATTTTGAATATTGAGTTCGACCTTATGTCCCTTGACTGTAGCATTATGCTCGGCATTCCATTTAGCACCCGCAGTCTTAATAACTTCAGTGGCAGTTTCAGGAGGCATCTGAAGTTGGTTGTAGTCAATTATAACATGGACATCGGCATCACTATCAACAGTCCAATTATAATTGGCAATAGACCCCATCAAATAGATGTCAAGAATTGGTGCTTTGAATCCTGTCTTCTCATAGAAGTCCTGTGCCATTTGAAGAAGACTTGCACGTACCTGTGGGTCTAAACGCATGTCTTGTGACCACATGGCAGGGCAAAGAGTGTCATTGTAAATTCGGAAATTTGCTTCATCAAGAGATTCACGCCAAGTTGCAGTCGTGACATTAGCCGCCATCATTTCTCCACCCGGTTGTTGCTTTTCATATTTCTCTTCTCCACTTGGAGGAAGGTCATCAGTACGTGGATAAGCAAACTCGAAAATGAAATCTACTGTCTTGGTGAGTAAATCTTTGAATTCTTTATCCATAGGTATAAATATCACTTTCCGTTCCAGAATTGGCGTCTAACAACGGGAAGAGATTTTGCCATCTCACCAAGACTCATTGGAGCAGCAATTTCAACCAAAGTCTCAATGGTATTTTCAAAATATCGGTCATCGTGGAGAATACCATATCCACCAGATTCGTTCCACTCTTTAATAGTCACTGCCATATCGTCCACAAGGATGGCATTTTTTGCAGCGTGATTCTTCTTGAGATGCTTACCGTGAACTATAAAAATGTTGCCCGAAGGCATATCCGGCATATGTTTTTTTAACCATTCTTGCTTACCAAACTCCACAATTGGTCCTCGACCCGTTGGGTCTTCCTTCGCCCCTGTTGAAGATAGGATACAAACCCGCTCGAATAATCGCTTGGCGGTATTCCACAACTCTTTACCTCCATGTGCCCAATCCAAATCTGCCCAAAAAGTTGCTCCCGCATCTCGGTAATGCTGACGAATGACCCCTCGTGCTTCTTCCTTCTCCATTCCAGCAATCAAACCAGCATCTTGAATGCTTTTAGCAAACTTTCTATAACCGCCTTGAAAGTCCACAAGAACGCCATCCATGTCCAAGTATAAAATGTAGTCTTTGTTTTTCACTTATTATAAGTTGACTTCCTCTAAAATTCAATGTACAATCGAAAGTACTCGATTATAAATAATAAGTACTAAAAGTACAAAGAAGAAAGAGATAAGAAAGAAGTACTCGATTCGATCATTATAGCAGGTTTGTTAGGTTGAATGGGTTCACGAATTCCTCGTTTAGGTCTTCCTTCAATTTCACACCGAACTTTTCAAATGGGTATCCTGCTTTTTTCAAAGCAATCATCAATCTTGGAGATGCCATGTTATTGATTTGCTTCGGAGTGAATTTTCTCAATGTGCCATCGGGCTTTGTCCATTGGACAATTCCTTTGTCATCAAATTTTACAGATCCGACATTTGGTTCCTCTTTCTTCTCAGGTTCTTTTGATACATTCGTTGTAGTTGTCATTGTGTTCGATGGTTGAACACTGGTGGTCGAAGAAGTTGTCGGTCCAGAATCGTCTCCAGACTTCAATGCTAGTTTGATGTAATCCTCCTCTGTCAAATTTGGACCATAAGCATCTACAATTTTTTGAATGATTGTAGTTGCCGTAACTGCACCAATAGGTTTTCCTTTACCCTTCGATAGTTCAATAATGGCAAGAACAGCATCCGCCGCTGCCTTTATATTTTGGACTTTGTGAGTACTTTTTGATATGAACGATGTATTTTCTTGTGATGCTTTTTTCAACGCCATTTCTGCCAATTGTTCAGGAGAATATTCCAAAAATTTTCCTCCCAAAGCCTGACCAATTGCAGAGATAAGAGTATTGACAACAATTGGGTCTGCATCCGTATGTTTCTTCATGAATTCCAGTGTAGTCTCTCCCAATTTTGTTTTTATAGCCTCGTACATTTCATCTGCTTTTGGCACTTTCTCAAAATATCCAAGGTTTTTCAAGGCAGTCATCCATTCTTCTTTTGAACTACCATCTGGATCACCAAAATTTGCAAATGCAAGTACATGACCCATAGAAATGGTTTCTCCCTTGTGTTTTCCACGACCATAGAGAAGTCTTCCTGAATTTGGGTCTGGAGGAGGATTAAGTGAACCTTGGATAAATTGGAGTCCAAACTTATCCTTATGTTCTGCCTTGAATTCCATTTCTCCCTTACGTCTAATCAAAGCATAGAATGCCGGTTTTGCTATTTCGACTTGTGTTTCGAGATTATCAAGCACTTGCGAATTTTTTGCCTTCTGAATAAGTGAAGCAGCATTTGGGTCTTCTTGACCAACAAACTTTTTGATATCGAAATCATATCCAGTGCCGGGGTGAACTTGATGATCGTAAAACTTCAAGATATCTCGTTTCTCCCATTTGTCGGAGTCTTCGTCACGAGATGCTACTGTAATGATATTCTGATGGGTATTTTGCCAAGTCCAGAAAACTCGGATAATTTTGGTCTTGCCGCTCGGCAATTGAATCTTTGCACCCCCACCCTTCGTGGCTTCAATTGACCATTCGGTGCGATGCTTATCCCAAAGTGCAGCAAAGTCATAGACAAACTTACCAGTTGGTTCAAACGGTTCATCACTAGTTTGTTTCTTTTGTTTTCCTACTTTCTTTGATTGGTCAGATTGTGGATCATCTTCTTGGAGAGGTTCAATTTCGCCCGGTTCTGGTTGAACATATTTCCACTGTTTTGTGGATGGGTCTTGAGTATAATAACCCGTTTTCTTGAACTTCTCGAATTCTTCGGGAGATGTAAATCCTTCTGGTTTTTCAGCGGTCCATCCCGGTACATAATGCTGTTTCCAAGGGTCCAATGTTGGATGTGGTTCTTCCAACCTTGATGGAAGATGATAGGATGTTGGTTTTCCTTGCTGTTGAATTGGTTTTGAAAAATAAGTAGCAGAATGTGCTTCGTCTTCTTTTACTCTGCGGTTGATTATTTCTATTGCTTTGGAAACAAGAAATGCAAAATCATCAGCAGCTTGTTGTTCACCAGTTACCTTAGTTGGAGGAGTTTCCGTCTGAGCGGCAGCGGAAGCCGGTGCCCCCGCAGGTGCTCCTGATGGTGCTACTTGTTGTGATGGTTCTGTAGCAGAATCTTCTGGTGAAGATTGAGAGATGTAATCTTCTACAGCGGACAAACTGTCCGTTGATTGTGGTACATTTCTCTTAACAATTCTGCTTAGTAAATCGGATGTCTTCGGAGATTCTGGATAGAGTTTGGAAACGTTCTTCAAAAACTTAGAATATGCTGCCTTAATTTCATCAATGTATTTCTGAATGATTTCCGCCGCCTCCCCCTTTCCCCTTGCCCATGCTCTACCCGGCCATGCTTCTTTGATAGCATTTTTTGCCATTTCTTTGAGAGAAGGTGCCTCTGGCACAATGGTTTTTAGATTGTATTTTGGATCTCCCTGAGTTGCTGGTTTGGTAGCAATCTGTTTACCTAATTGTCCCTTTACTTGAGGACTCCAACCTGCGGGGAATACACTTGGAACTAGTTTTTCATACAATCCTACAAGTGCATCTACCGATGCTTGTTCTTCAGGAGACAACTGCATTCTCTTCAAACGTTCTGCGGGACTTGTGGGACCGACTGAAAATTCTTGAAGTATGTTTTTGATTTCGTTAATAAACGTATTGAAATAACTTGTCAGTTGTGCCTGTTTGGGTGTTTGATAAGGTTGTTCGGATGGTAATACGTTACCCAATCTTTGTGCCAATCCCGCACCCTTGGCCTTCAAATCAGCGGGAGAAAAACCTTCATCTACGTACGGAGATGTTTCAATGTGTTGCAAGTACTCGTAATCCATATGGGTATAAATATCAAAGTTTTGGATGTTTCTTAGAGTTTTCCCATACTACTTCCACAGTATAACCTTTCGATTTGAATAAGTCAATTCTTTCTTGATCTCTCTGCCATATCTCCGAAGCATTCATATGAACATACTTATTATAATAATCGGAGCTATACATTGATGGATTACAATGCCAGAAATCACCAAAACATTCAACTATTTTTCTTTTGGACGGAATATAAATATCTACTGATTTTTGAACATCTGGAAGATATTCTTCAAGTCTTGCGTCGGGATAATCTTTAAGAAGTTTTTCGTATTCTCTACGTTGAAATTTAGATATTTGTTTACCATTTGTCTTGTGTTGTTTAAGATGAAAAACATTCGGAACACCATAACGTTCCAGACAAGTCTGTTTTATTTTTTCAGGGTTTGTATAAAATCCATTCCCATACAGAGTTTCTTTTGTAGTTTTTTGCTTTTCTATGTTGACATAATTTTCATTGCCATGATTCTTTAATTTTGTTTGTTTAACCCTCTTTCCAAATCCATATATTTTTGACGGATGATCAACACCATACTCTTTTAACATAGATTTTTTTAATGTTGTTTTTCGTTTTTCATTTGTTTCATCTGAAAAATTAAGCTTCGATAAACATTTGCTTGAACACGTTGCTTTCTTTCTATTTTTATAAATCTCGAATAGAGTGCCACAAATAACACAATTACGAGTCTCATGACTTTTAACAAATTTGCTTTTTCCCATACAAGCATATGAGCATCGTTTCCGATACCCTTTATGAATACCATCAAACTTACACAATTTTCCGCAAATCTCACAATTTCCTAAGATGTTTCCGAAGATGTGGTGATATAATTTTTCTCCAAAAGTATTAAATGCAAATGATGTATTTATCTCATCAAATAATTTCCGATGATGTCTTTTTAACTGAATGGCGTAGTTGTCTTTATTTTTTGTTATAAAACATTTCAATTCTTCAATAGTCATATGGATAAATATACTTGAGACTAACAAAGACATCAAGAAAAAGAAAATAAAAAGGCCGTTCCAATGGAACGGCCTTTGAAGTATAAGTTATTGATTATTAAGCACTTGGAAACGCCGCACCTGTGGGGAGGACGTTGAAATCAAGCACAATAAACTCCGATGACTTAGTTGGCTTCAAGTAGATTTGACCATAGAGGATATTGCGATCCACAAGGTCCGGCGTGTTGTTGGATTCATCCATTACAACTTGGAAGGCATACAATCCACTGCGTTGCTGTACGCTCTCAAGGTATGGGTTGACAATCGCCAAGAACTTGTTACGAGTTGCGGCGGTGTTCTGCTCGAAGACCAAGAATCTTGCGGTTGAGGCAAAGAACTTCTTGATTTCAATCAGCAGACGACGCACATTGATGCGGTCAAGTGCCGAGGACTGAACCTGCAAGGTCTTTTGACCCCATGCCACGATGCCCTGTCCGGGGAATGCGGCGATTGGGTTGACTCTTCCCTCGTAGAGGGTGTCACGTTCAGTGTGGGTTGTGCGGTCTGTGACCTGAACTGCTTGGGTGATCCCACCACGGTTCAAACCTGCGGCTGCCCACCATTCACCCGCTACTCTGTCATTTGCAGCATAAACTGCTGGCAGAACAACGGATGGTGGAACAGTCACAATTTGGTTGATGTTCGTGTCCTTAATCTTAACCCAAGGATAGTAAGTGCCAGCGTAGCTGGTATCAAACTCATTTGCGAGGTTGACTACTTCATCAATCTGACCCGAAGTTGGATTTCCGTCATCTTGGTAGATGTCCATGATATAGAAGCAATCACCACGAGTCTCACACATTTCAACAACAAGGTTGACCACATATGAGTGCAAGGAATAGATGATGCCCGGCGTTACGATAAGGTTGATATCAAACTCATCGGCATTACCGAGAGCACCGATACATTGATTGTAAGCAATCGAACCTGCCGTAGTGCTATTGGTGCAGTCAAGACCTTGGGTGTTACCCGCCGTGATGTCTGCTCCGAGGTTAATCGGAATGACTGGTGATTGTCCGTCAAATCCACCTTGGAATCCGAAGACGAACTTACGCATCTTGACGTAGGTGGATTCGTTTGTTGCGTCGTAAATAGCTGGAATAGCATTGCTGCCTTCGATATACGAACCAGAGAATACGCCGCTTGACGTAATGTTGATGTCAAGTGCAAATAGTGTGTTGGAGCCAAGAGATGCATCTGCTGGCACTGGTGCGAAGTATTGGAGATTGTCTCTCCAGTGATCTTGACCAGAAGAAGCCGTTGGATACAATGCTGTTAATTCTGTATCAGCACCCGTTGGCGCACCATTGAAGTCCACACCCGATGGATACTTGCCCGGGAACAATCCATAAACCGATGCCTTGCTGTAGGCCATTGGATTACAGTGATGTCCGATAGCACCATTAACTGGCACTGCATATCCTTGGAATCCGTATGGAACTGCCGTAGTTGGATATGGGTTAGTGGTCATCTCAATACGAATGTTCTTACTGAGATTGGCATAAGTTCCAAATTCAATGATTTTACCATCGAAACGGATGTAGTTGTAGCGATCACCAATTCGGCGAGCAACAAAGTTGGCCGAGGTTGGATCAAGTGTCAAGTTGTTGAACTGCTCAAGAATCTTTGGCTTCTTGTCAGTATCGCTGTACTCACGAACTGTAAGGGTAAACGTACCCCAATCGCTTCCCGCAACTGTTCCTGCCAACTTAATATTGGAGATTTCAATCTTGAAGGAAGTATTGGTGTAAGTACCATCTGCCAAGGTCCAAACTTTGAACAATGGGAAGCGGGTCGCAGAACCACCATTCCAAGCAGCAATTTCTTGCGAAACTACCCAAGGAGTATAGGCGTTTGTCAATCCAAAGATAGAGTCACCATTGAGAAGATCCAATGACCATTGGTCAGTGAAATTCAACGGTTGTCCAGTCCATGATCCGGATGGCAATGCGTCTCCGTGAACTTTCCATGCGGTTGGGTCAGATGCAATTGTTGCAATATCATCTTCAAAGATCTTGTAGAGATATCCAGCTTCAATCTTGCTGCCTGCGGCAACTTCATCAGCTGGTGGACTTACTTTCGCATTCGTGCTGAATACATTGGTAATATAAGCATTGCTGTTTGGATCAAGCGAAAATGCATACTTACCATAAGCACCATCCTCAGATTGACTCAATTCGAGGTCAAATGCCAAACCAACAGTAGAGGTTCCAGTTGGAGATGGGTTGTAGCTTTGGGTAGAACCCAAGAATCCCGGTGAAGTAAGATCCGTCGCAACACCGGCATATTGAGTATCAGCAAGAACTGCCAATACTTTGTACTCGGTTCCGCTCATTGTCCACAGACCCGTGCATGGGTCAAATGTTCCACTTCCACTCAAGAAGTTACCGTTGTAAGTATTGATGGATGCCGTGACAAATGCACCAAGGTTAATGGTAAGCAAATCACAGTTTCCATAAGACTGACTGACAACTACTTGTTGCAACAGTGCGGTATCAAATGGTTCATCTGCTCCCGTGAAAGTTACTGCGGCGACACTTCCACTGAACAAGTTTTCAGTGAAGATTGCGCTCAATACTGATGCAGAAGTAGCCGAAGAAGTTGGAACACTGATTGTTCCAGTAATTGGCAGAACACCACTGATATATCCAGTGATGGTCGTTGAATGATAGAGATTACTTCCGCTGTGTGGAGGAGTCATTGGGACTCCATCTGCTGCAAGAGCGGTGGCTGCTCCTGCTACCAGTGTAATAGAAACTGGCTGATTGGCAAAGGTAACAGAACCCGTATATCCACCTTTGGTAATATCGCCGGGAACGTCATTCAAAGCGGCAGTATCAAATTCAAGTCCATCAGAGTCAACGTAAGAACTGGTTGGGTTTGCCCATCCAGCATCTCCATCACGCAACCATCGTCCACGTTCTGCCCAGACTACCCACGGATACTTTTGATGGTATCCTGTCAGAGCACCGACACGACAAACGGTTACAAATCCCTTTTCTTGGAGATATTGCTTGGCGGTGTATGGTCCGTATAGAGTTCCATCTGCCGTACCGAATCGTTGTTCAAGTTCTACTACACTTCGTACTAGAGTTGGGGAAAATCCCGGTCCTTTGGCAAATGGTGCGACCACTACGGCACCGATGTCAGCTACGCCTTGGGCGATTCCTGACTGGTCAATTTCACGGGAGAAAACTCCCGGTGAAATTATTCGGTCATTGGGAGTAAATCTCCCTCCTTCTTGAATTGGCATATCAATTTCCTTTGAAGTTCATTGGTTGACTGAGTATAAATATCTTTCAAAAAATCAAAGCAAGTGATATTTATGTAGTCTTTGAAATTACTTTCCATCCCCTGAATGAATTCTCATAATCATTGCGTCGTAAGAACTCATAAAATCCAACTCGGCCAAGACCGTTCTCCTTACAGAAATGTTTAATATTTGTTATCTTTGTTATTTCTTGGGAAGGGGAATATAACGTGATTTCTTTATATCGTATTGCTCTCCCATTATTCAATTTGTAATGATGAATTAGAGATTGTCTCCTACGTTCTATTTCTTCTGGAGTCAATGTTTTTTTATAATTGATACGTTGTTTTTCAACTAATGTCAAATCATATTGCCACTGTGTTCCTTTATCTATAAGATGATTTTTTCGGATTTTATCATTGGCCCATTTTTTCAATTTTTGTGAATGTTCACTTTTCCTTTTATCTGACCAGTACTTCTTCAAAGAAATCCGTTGTTTTTCTATTTGTTTTTTAGAAACTTTATATCCATTAGTTCCATCTCCACCAACGGTGCAATTATATCCGTTATTTTTTGTATCATAGTAATCAATTAACAACATTTCCAATTTATTCAGGTATTCTGGAGGGCATTCCAGTAATCTAATAACTCTAAAATTACTAATCCCATATTTTTTTATAGCATTGAATAATTTTTTCATGTTTTGTTTTTTATAATTTTGGAACCCGTTCATTTCATCATAGACTCGTTTGTACAAATTAACAGAGCGACCAACGTACATTTTCCCATTAACTTCATTAACCCACGCATAAATTCCTGAAATTTTAGAATTCCATTTTATTTGCATTTTGCATCCAATCATAATTGATGGAAATAATGTAATTTTTTCTGTATTCATATCTGGACTTACAATAAATATCAACTAAAATTATTTGAATAGATTATTTTAACATCTTAAAACTATTTATATCTGTTGGGTCTCACCAACAGAGAAATGGTTATGTGCATAGAGAGAGTGGTTGGAAAACTACAATGTTCATTGTTTTTGACTGCCACCACTTTACTCTTCAACGGAAACGCCCCCGAGTGGGGGCGTTTCTTTTATCTCCGATGAACTTTCCACCCTCCATAAACGGGTCGTTCTATTACTACTTTCTTCTCGTGCTCCAATTCTTCAAGCAATTTCCTAGTTAAAACAAACGATGAACCGCTGATTTCTTCTTCGGGAACTCTACCGGGATAGTACGGCAATTGAGAGAGAATGTTGTCCTTTCGATTATCCCTTTGACGTTTCTTCTCTGCTTCTTTGACCGAAGGACCATGTGTTTTATCATGGCATTTTCCACAAAGGCATACCAATCCTACCAGCAAGTGCTCTTCTCCGTGATGAGCATTTCCTTCTTCCGTATGATGAACTTGAAGACCTTCTCTACATCCACAAGAACATTTCCATCCCGCTCTACGTTTGATTTCAGCAGAGATAATTTGCCAATAGGAGGTCTTGAGAAAGTAGAAATAACGAAGTTTAAGAATATGGGACTTCACCATCTCCCAATCGAGAGTTTCTATAGCGGCGACCATTTTTTCATACGACCCCGCTCCAGTATCTTGATCTGCTTTGAGATACTCAAAGATGAACTCTTCGGGAGTCATACCTAAATCTGGTTAGGCAGGTGTGGGTACGGGAGATGGTGATGGCGTAGGTGAAGTCGGAACAAATGTTCCATCTTGCATATTCAAATTACCTTCTCCGTAAGTTGCAACGATTTTATCAAGCAACCCACGTTCAAGTTTTTGAAGGGATGCCCACTCTTCTTTGAGAGCTTTTTCTCTACCAACGAATTCTTCAACGGCAGCATCTAGTCCCATTTTTTCGACGTAGAGATTTCCCATCTTGTAAACAGTTTCTTGAAATCTTGACTGAAGCATTTTGATTTCAGCCATCGTTTCCTCTTTGATTTTGATTGCGTTACTCATAACTTTTTTGATTAAAACATATTTGCTCGTCGTCTTTCAGGATTCCACGATTCATCTATTTCTTCTATAGGAGACAGAAAAGGAGACCACACATCGAATTCCAGATCAACATTCATACATACTACAGGGGAATTCAAATACCATACTAAAAATTCGTGCGGAATAGGTTGAATATTCATGTTAAGTCACTATTATATGGTCAAAGTACGCTGATGTATATGAAATGTTTAGATTGTTCCTGATTTCAACAAATACTACATCTGTTCCAGTTGCCATAAAGATAATTGGACCAATTGTTACCCAATCAGTTCCTTCAGGAGCATATTCTACTACATCAGTATCCAATCCTACATTGGAATTCTTTTTCAATGTCATGGATGGTCGTTCATTGGGGAATGTTTTTACTTGTTTGGTTCTTATAGATATTTTTCTTTGTCCTGGCTTTACAACCCATCTAAATCTCCACATCCCAGGCTGTTCTAACTCTAAACAAGGAGTGTTTGAACTTCCTTCTGTAGTATTTTTCTTTAACATGGGAACTAAATGGCGAATACCATATCCATCATCTCCAAGAACACTAGTTGGTCCTCCCAATGATATTCCCTTATTATATCCTATAACACTTGCACTAACAGATAGGGGCGATGCACTAATAAAAAACGGCGACATTCTTCCGGTTAAATTTGCTTTTACAAGTGGCATATTATGGATTATTTGTTTCGAGTGTATCACTTGTTTCCATAAAATAAGAACCTGTTGGAACAGCAGGAACAATTACTTGGAATGTTTGATTTGGAAAGTCCGTCGATCCCGAAAATATTTGATTATTTATTAAACTTGAGGTAGAATGACAAAATTGATAAAATCCTCTCATTCTTCCACGAATTGTTCCAGTCGAGTTTTCTACCAACCATATGGGACTAATATAAACACCATTATCAACTGCATTTAGATAAGGAACCGATCCGTCCAATCCACCTATATTTCCCTTTACTCCATCGCCATGTTTACCAATGGTTATACTTGTACCTCCTCCACTATAGGTATGGGCAACAAAATGCCCTGCTCTTGCTGTCGTTAGAGAAGTGCCAGACAATGCCGGCAATTGTTCTACTGTTGCTAAAGATGAACTAGCTGCAGTTCTTCCTATAATCATACAACGAGAGTTATCAACAGAACCCGATCTTAATGAATAAAAATCTCCGAAAAAGAACCCAGTATATCCATTTCCGAAATCATTGGTTTTAATGAACATGTACATCGAACTACTATCAGCAAAAATTATCCATTCCTTTGAATTTGATGTTTTTGCATTACTTTTTCGTATTGTTACTGCTCCTGCACCACCTCCACCACCTAACCCTACACTTAATTGTGCATAGGTTGGAAATGGATTACTCCCTGTAACAGCACCATCATTCATTAAAGTAATAGAATCCCATCCTGTTGCTTGTGCTTCTGCTCCTGCACCGTTGGAAGATCCAGAATCATAAATAAACAAAGAACAAGTTGATCCATTTCCTTGTTTGTACATTCCATAACTACCTGTATTTGGTAAAGGTTTTGTCCATCCAGCCCCAGCAAAAGATCCATATCCATTAACAAGAACTGCATCAAGAACTGAAATTAAAGAACCAGTAACACCACTTAAAGTTGGAGCACCTATATCTGATGAATTGTAAATTTGAAAATTCATAATTATGGCAAATCATTTGTTTCTACGGTAGCACTTATTTCAACTACCCACATTCCAGAAGATGGCCCTTGTTTTATTATTATAAATGTCTTTCCAGCGTACTCATTTGCTCCGGAAATAATTTGTCCATCACCAAAATTTGTTACAGGATGACATAAATGAAATATACCTCTTAATCTTCCTCTTAATGCTGAGAAAGATGCTTCTGCTATCCAAATTGGACTAAGATACAACGAATTATCAGATGGATTACTTACAGGCAATATACCAGCCATTTCACATCCTCCAGTATTATTACTAATGCCACCCCCACCTATTATTCTATTTATGTTGAGTGTTCCTTTTCCCATATCTCCAACTTTATTTACAATTATTCCAAATCCATTCCCCCCAAATGTGCGGGGCATAAAAGTACATGGCCATGTTGTTAAAGAAGGCATACATAGGAGATCTCCGGCATCAACATTAGAAGTTTGAACTTGGGAACTATGCATTCTTCCCATTATAATACATTTGTAATAATCCGGGCTTATACTCAAAGAAAAAATATCTCCGAAGAAATAAGCACTATAATTTCCATTTGAGTTCCAATCCACAAATAAATAAAAAGTGTATTCGTCTCCAAACATCATCCAGTTTCTTGTGATCGTGTTTTGTGTGTTTGATTTTCTAATTACAACTGCTCCATTATTAGCCATAGCAGCCACAACTTGTGAGGAAAGAGGAAATTGACCATATCCTGTTCCTGTTACAGATCCAGTCAATCCAACCAATGATTCATACCCTACTCCCCATGCTTCTCTTGTTCCTCCATTAGCACTTCCGGTTGGAGCCGCATCATTAACAAATAAGGTCATCCCTGATCCTGATGGTTGTTGCCAACAACCAAGATTACTATCATTGGCAATTGGCTTTAACCATCCCAATCCGCTTTTGCTTCCGTATCCATTAACAAGGACTGCATCAAGAAGTCCAATTAAAGATCCCGATTCTCCCGTCAATTGTGGTGCATTAGCATCACCCGATGTAAATGTTTGTAGTTGTGAAGTCATTGTATTATTACATATCTGAAAAAACGCTTATAAATTCGTAATTTCTGCTGTTATTGTCCAATATTGAGTCAATCCTATTGAATTGACATAAAATCTTATCTTGTCTCTGCATAACTCTTATCAATTAACCTTTATTCTCATCAATATGTAGTTTTTTATTTATCATTTTGATTTATTATAGTGTATTTATCTCGGTGGTCAGAGTCCAATACTGTGCAGTTCCGAGAGTATTGACGTTAAATCTTATTTTTTCTCCACTGGCAATTCCCTCCAAGGAACTTGTATAAGTTTCATAAGATTGCGAATTCAAATACAACGTAGCAAGAGTTGTTGGGACAAATTCTCCGTCTCCTGTTGATTTTTCCAAACTGACGGATGATGTACTGCTTCCTGAATATTTCACTCGGATATTAAATCTGTTGATTGACCACGACACGGGTGTAACTCCATCGGAATCGTATGGAATTGGAATTTCCGCATCATCTGCTCCAGTCCAATTTGGAGTAAAGGCAGCACAAAGCATGATTGATTTTGCCCCTCCACCACCCGGCCCCGATCCTCCATTCAAGGCATATGATGCTGTTAGAGCATAGGATGCGCTCTCAATGCTTCCGAGAAGAAAACTGGCTGTGTCAGCATAGCTTGAAGAAATTGATGACGATGCCCACGACGCCGATTCCCCACCCGCAGCATTTAAGGCATAAGATGCAGTATAAGCAAAACTTGCGCTTTCGATACTGCCGAGCAAGGTAGATGCTGTTAAAGCATGAGATGATGTTCCAGCATAACTTGATGAAAAAGATTCGGAAGCATATGATGCTGACTCTGCCCAAAATGAACGAGACGAAAACAAACTATTTGTAGCAAATAGAGATTGTGTAGCAAATGCACTTTGAGAAGCGAAAATACTACTCGTGGCAAATGTGGATTGTGATGCATACAAACTACTTGTAGAGAATGTGCTTTGAGAAGCAAAAATGCTGCTTGTCGAAAACGTGGACTGAGATGAAAACAAGCTGTTAGTTGTGAATGTAGATTGTAAAGCGTACAGGCTACTTGTAGTAAACGTTGATTGAGATGCGAATAAACTACTCGTTGCTATGGAAGATTGAGTAGCAAACAATGCCCACATTGATGCCGAGGCGTATGATGAAGAAATGTCGTACGAACCTCCCGGCGATACTCCTCCACCAGTAGAAGTGATTTGAAGTGTTTCTGCGGATCCGGGGTTTAGGACCGTAAGAGTGATACCACTACCAGTAACCAATTTTGACGCAAGGTAATTTGCTACCGTATCTGCCGAAGTAACTTTGACTGTGCTTCCACCACCACCAATTCCATATTTCGATGCCCAAACAGAAACTTTATCGGCGGTGAGTGTCCCATCCTCCTTGTGATAAATCATCAAGTCCGAGCCAGAAATGTTTATTTGCTCGTAGTAGGCATTGGTTGCATCACGTTGTATAAAAACGGATTCCAACCTATTAGGTGTCTCGTTCAGGGCCATAGGTCTTCAGGAATAAATATAGAAAGCAATCGAGTTTTGGAAGGACATAACTTTATAAAAACTTTACAGAACTGGGGTTGTACTGACGACTTCAATCTCCTGTTATCAAGTTGTCTCCACCATCATTTTCCATATGGGAGGCGGTTAGTGACGACCCCACGACGTATTTGTGGCAGTTGGTGGGATGAAGTTAATTGCGTTAGCAGTATTTGCAACCAATGCATGTGATGCACTGATTGCTGTAGGTGAAGTTCCGTCAATAAAACTTGCAGAGACATATGATGCGGTGTCGGCGGTAGTGATTTGGGACGAGACGCTGACTCATGCGGAAAAGTTTGCGTGTGTCTCATAAATAGATTGAGTTGATTGTTGTGATTGTAAAGAACTTGACGCTCACGATTTTAGCATATGTCATTACCCTGAAAAATCGGTAATTGCGACTCGTCTCCACTGTCCGCCCGAATAAATATAGAAATAGTTGGAATCGTATGAGACATCCCCTTCATTTCCAAGTGTTGCCATACTTGCTGGTGTTGGAACTACTCGCAAATATGATGATGCATCAGGTGTGCTAGTACTGATTGGTGTTACAGATGAATTGATTGTTGCTGCTCTCAAGGCACTGACAATTTCATTAGCCACGCCACTGCTATCTGTGATAGTATCCACAACGGTCACTGGTGGAGCCGGAATTGGAACGTCTGCTTGAAGATTCGGATAATTTGGATTTCTCCACTTCTCACGATTACTATCCGCATTACTCCAATCATATCCCGTGGATACCACTTCTACTCCCATGACAATTTTCTTAGGAGTCAAAAACTTCTTCGTTGTCATCTCCTTATGGTCAAGTTTTGTCATTTGATCTGGCAGAATATACCCATGTGTAACCAAATCAAATTCTGTTTTGACAACACGATCATCTCCAGCTTGCAATTCTACTGTATGTCCATAACTGTCAACTTTGGTGCGGAATCGGAAACCTTTTCTGCTGCCCCAATAATCTTTGGTATTGAACTGAATCTGCTCAATGAGAGGATTCATTTGTTCAACCAATTCGGTCCATACAACAAAATGGTAAGTTAAAACCATGTGACTCGGAAGAACCACATTATACACATCATTAACTGGAGCGTTTTGTGGGACTAACGTGGAGAACTGAGTGTATTTGTTCTTGGGTGAGTACAACTTCATTACGGACGAATTCAAATAACGATGGAAGAATTGAAGAGATGCGTCCTGTTCCGAATTCGTTCGCTTCAAAATCATAGCGGGAAGAATTAACTTTCCCTGTTTATCACGAATATGCCCGTCTCTTTGTGCAGAAGTCCATTGCTCGGGAGAACCAAAGAAAACTGGAACTTTGACTTGCTTTCCTTGGTCCACAACTTGCAGATTCATCTTCTGTAAGTGAGTAAGAATGGTTTCATCAATATCATAAAGACTAATTGTGAAATCTTTTTGAGCATCCTTATCCCGACGAATTTGCTCGGCACGATTGCCTACACCCATATGGTTAAAGCTGTCATTATCAGCTTTGAATTTTTCCGAGCGGTCTGTCGGTTCCTGCACCGTATTCGGTGCCGGATTTGATGGATTACCTTTCCAGATTGGCATAAATTATGTTTGTCTTTCCACAACGTCCACTTTGCTGAGACGGGTGTAATGAGTGTTTACGATGATACTGAAAGATTTGTCGGGGATGCCGCCCAAGAATTGTTCTTGAACCACATCATCAATTTCATGATAACGCTCATTAAACAAAACCAAATCTCCCGTTTGTGGGAAGAAATTGACCGCTTGCAAATCCTTTTCCATAAACTTGAAAGCAACATTCTGCTTACGGTCTGGTCCGAAGTCCTCGGCATCTGTCGTGATATCAGCACGATCCACAAGACAAATGATGTCAATGCCGGGGAAGTACGTTTTACCAACTGTAGCTTTGCTTTCGCCATAGATGTTGGTTGTCGTCTCTTGAGCATTTGCTTTGAAAATTGTTACCTCTGTTTGGATAACATCTTGGAGAAGCTCGTCATTTATACCATTTATGAATGAGATGTCTCTTTCTGAAAAATATCTTCCAGGCAACATATTATTCTTCTTGATAAACTTCCGTTATACACAAAACATCTCCACTTTTTGATGACTTGACTCGTATAAACTTTTTCAGTGGTGTTCCAATAGATTTGAAATGGTTAATTATATTTTGTTGTCTTTGAATATCCTTTGTTTTTAGTGTTCCATCAACATAGTAATGATGCGGAGGATCAAATTCAATCCACTCGTGTCGGTTAGCATCATATCCGTCCGCTACATATCCTATTTCTCTAAATGGAGTAAGTTTGAATAGAGAGTTATTTTTTACATTCCACGAATCAAAAAATTGTCTGGCCCCCCGGTCTTCATCAAATGCAATACCCAACTCCATAACTCTTTTCAGACGATTCATTCGATGTTTTTGTTTTGTAACATTCGATGCTTTTTTACCAATATGAGCAAGTGACAATTTCTTTTTTTGTTCTGCCGACATAGGCAACCCCTTATGCTTGGGAACGTGACCAAGTAAAGCAACACTGTTTGCCTTTCCTATTTTTTGCTTTGTCTCTTCGGAGTGTTTACGACCATTCAATGATTTATAAAAACAAGGACGACAGGTTGAATGATTTTTCAACGCTTTCCAGTAAACCTTGTAACTATTATAGGTTATAGGTTTATCACAAGATGAACATGTTCGTTTCCAATCCATATTATTTTTGTCCATGCATCTTCAAAAGTTCTGTAGCACATTCGTCTATTGTTCTCAATGTTGCACCAGTTCCCGAACCAGACTCTACATCAACCCTACCAACCAAATACTTTTTAAGTAGAGAGACCGATAATTTTATTTTCTTTGCCAACTGAACCTCACGATTTTCTTCTGGGCTAGATGTATCTTCATGATTTTCGGTTTTGACAAACTGAGATTGACTTTCATTATCAGAATATCCATATTCCTTGGCCAGAATGCGTGCTTCTTGAATGGCACACTTTTTAGCTTCGGAAACATCTTTGATATATCCAAGTCCTACGCCTTGCAAGTGTTTGTACGTGATGACATTTCCTGCATTCATAAACACCTTTCGCAATCCTTCCTTCACCAGTGAGGAACGAGACATACCATTTATGTTTTCAGTAAGCAGCTTGAATTGATTCCCGCCGACGTTTTCAAATAATTGTTGTTTCATAAAATTTCAGTTATAGTTTTAGGAATGGATTTTTCTTTTATTCGAAGTAACTTAAATCCATTATTTTTCGCAATTTTCTCTTTGAGTCGGTCATTATAGAATGATTCTATTTGAAATTTATACTTACATTCTTTCAATGGTTTATGCCAAAATTCTCCATCAATTTCTATCAATGTCATATGATCTGGAAGATATGCGTCAAATATCTTACCACTCACTTCATATTTCTTTTCAAACTTAATCCCTTCCATTTTTAACATTTCATAGAGCTTAATCTCAAGAGAAGTGTCTCCACGAGGAGAAAATATTTTTTCAAACCCTTTTTTTGATGCTTCCATTAAATGTTTTCTCCACCCATTCTCGTCTCTTTCTTTCCACAGTTTCCAAATGTTTCCTACTCTTTTCTTTTCTTCTGGATTATTTTTCCAAAATTGAAATTTGAAATCCGAAATTTTTTTGTTTCTTTCTTTTGTATAAATTCTATTTTTAAGAGTTGGGTCGTTAATATATCTCTGTTTTGCCGCATTTGATAACTTTTTTATAGTTTCTTCGGACTTTGGACGAGATACTGCTTCCATAAGATTTCGCCTAACATCTTCCCGAGCCATTGCCATCTTTGTCGCATCCGAAATTCTTTTTCTATATTCTGGATTTTTACTATCCAAAATTTTAGCACATTTATGTCCACAACATCTTGAATATCCCTTGGCGATACTTACAAAACGGGTAGAGCGTCCACACTGTTTACATACTCCTCTATGCCCACCACTATCCAGATAATACTTTTCTGTTGTAATTTTATGACTATTGGTTATATGAATTCCCAATAATCTAAAGCTTTCAAATTCTCTTTTACAAATATTACATTGCATATTACATTATAATTATGCAACAAAACATCCAAACGCCAATGTATATCAGCAATGGCACACCCTTCAACGCCTGTTGAAGTTGTTCTGCCATTTGTGCTTGTTTTTCCATTTGGTTGAATTTCCCAGCTGCTTCTAGCATTTCTTTCAACGTATCCATCAACCTCTCCTTTTCTTGTTGTGCTTCACTCCTAAGTTCGGCACCGTCAAGGGTAACTTCGCCGCCCGGAATTGGGATGGTCTGATGCTTCTGGCGGATTGAACCAAGAATTTCTTTACAGTTTGCCAAGAAATAGTTACGAATCCATTGTCTTCCCGGGTCATTGATGTCAACGTAAGCGTGGTTTTTGTAAGGCACGTTGGAGAAATCCGACGCAACCTTTGAACCAGACTGTGAAAGAGACCCGCTAATAAACACGTCATTGTCATTGGTATATTCCAACCACAACTTGTATCCTGTAGTCGGAACGGGAAAGATACGCAACTTATTGTTGATAAGTTGAAATGAGTACTGACTCTTACGCACCATGTCATTGAACTCAATGGCTTGCATACGAAGCAAATCTTCAAAGATTGGCGTCATTAAAAACTGTACGGCTGGTGAATATGCTCCAAATCCAAGTTCTTGTAGAATGTTGGAATAACTCATACCCGTCATTGAAAATGGATCGTAAATACGTGCGGATGCTGGAGGGCGTTCATTGAAAATTCTACGAATTGTAATACGATTGCAACTTTCCGATGTGTTTCCAATCAATGCTTGAAGATCATAATCTTGAACTCCAGATTGAAGTTGAATGAAAGTTTTTTTCCAATCTGTAGTTCCGCCCGTTCCGGCTTCTGTGCCGTAATCTCGGGCGAGAGCGGTTAAAAATGGTAATCCTGTGCCAGTAACAGCACGGTCTTGGATATTTCCCATCGAATTGATGGGTTGTCCCTGAAGAGCAAACATGTTGTTAATCATGTTGTACTCATTGACTTTGGCATTATAGACGTTGACTGCTTCTTCAAATGCCATGTAGAATTGGGTATCCTTCATTTCAATGGCTACTGATGGATAACCAAGACGGTGAGCGGCCCAAATCATCGAAGCATAACAGTCGGCGACGAAAGCAGCATCGTTGTCATAGGTGTGGTAAGCGGTCAGTCCGGGCACTGGAGAACCGCTGCCGGGGAAACGAATTAGTTCTTGATTTGAGATTGCCATAGTTGTACAGGTATAAATATGATAAAATTATTCCTTAGATGCTCTTTTCCTGCGGAAACACTCGGTCATCTCATACCACTCGGCATAACTAAATCGGCGAGCCTTCCCGAAATTACAGCGATGACAGCACACAACGCAGTTTTCCACGGTATATCCCAATTGACTGTCTTTTCTATCCAAATTATAAGCAGTTAACTTTCCATGTTTATTCCATCGAATTGGGGTATGGCAATAATGACAAGTAGTAGTGGATGTAAACTTCAGAAAATCATCAAATGATAAATAACACTCTGCCCTCTTTTCATTTTGTTTCAAAAAACTATTGTAGGTACGTTTGAAGTCTGGTAAAACATTCCGGCATCCACAATTTGTAGTTCGTTTACATCTGAGATTATGGGACGGAATTATTCTTTCTGTTCCACACACGCATTTACATTTCCAGTACAAGGGTTTGCTTGGAGAGTTTGTGTTTTTTCTTCCACAGTTTTCAATCACAGTCCAATCGCCAAATGTTTGACCCAACAAATCAATTGATTTCATAGTAATAAATACCGAAGGAGTAGATAAAAACCCGTATTTATTATTTCATTTTGATATTTATTTATGTCCAGTGCCCCTGCCCTTATGCGGGGTCTGGCTGGATTGTACCAATGCCACTTGATTACAAATCTTTCTACAACGACGACGGCGACGAGCCGATCAAGCAGTATTGGGACAGTGGATATGGTGCCGCAGGATGCATTTTCATAGCAAAAGACACTGGACGAATTCTTTTGGCACACCGAAGTAACCGAGTTGACTTTGAACCAAATACATGGGGGACGTGGGGAGGAAAAGTTGATGAAGGTGAAACACCCACCCAAGCAGTTGCCAGAGAAGTCGAAGAAGAAACGGGATTTGACGGAGAATACAAAGTTACTCCTCTTTGGACCTACGAAGATCCACAAGCAGGATTTCAGTATCATAATTTCCTCGTAATTGTTCCGTTTGAATTCAAACCACAACTGAATTGGGAAAATGATGACGCTCGTTGGGTAGAGTATGGTAAGTGGCCAAAACCTCTCCATTTCGGCATGGAAGCACTCATACAAAACGCTGGACAAAAAATACAGCATGTGATAAAGTTAATCAAGCGTAAAAATGCCGAGATTATGGAAGCAATTGATACACCACCGCCTCCCGCACATGTCCAATATGTCCCCAAACCAGCAGCGACAAACATCGTGGATCAAAAGAAGATGACGGATGCCTATATCGTTATCGCCACACTATGGGGAGAAGCTCGTGGTGAGGGAGAGTTGGGAATGCAGGCTGTCCTTAACGTTATAATGAATCGTGCCAAGGGAGACTTCAATAAGGCAAGAGAGGTAGTTTTGAAGCCCAAACAGTTTTCCGTATGGAATAGTGTAAAAGACCCCGAACAAACTGCCATTAACATGGCCAAAATGCATCGGGAAAAGAAACTTAAAGATGGTCCCTCTTACATCAAAGCGGTAGAGTTGGTTGATAAGGCAATGAAAGGTCAGTTGACCGACGTGACAGGTGGAGCAACCTTTTACTTTAATCCTAAGAAGGCATCCCCATCATGGGCAAAGAAGTTGACCAAGACAAAATCAATTGGCAATCACGATTTTTACCAAGTACCTGAAAAGGTAACGAAAGCAAAGAAAATGAATGAAGGAGCAGAAGCGTCGTACTCAATGAGAAAGACGGGTTTGGAAGATGAAGGAATTTATGGATACGAACTCCGTTCCAAACACTCGTACCTGCGATATGGATACGAACCTGCCGCAAAGATATTTTATCTCTACAGCATCCAAACTCCTGAATGGGAGGACAGGAATAAAGGATATGCCAAAGCACTTCTGGAAAGCTTTTTCCAGATAATCAAACAATCAGGTGGGGCACTGGACACCGGCTCTTACACCACTTCTGGCATGGCCTATATTAAACATGTTGTAGAGAGACTTTCAAAACAGTATGAAGTTAGATTGGTGAAAGGAAGACCATTATGATTATTGAAAACGATAAACCAAAAGAAAAACAATGTTGTCGTTGTAAAACTACTTTGCCTTTTACTTCTGAGCATTTTCCTGTTCATAATAAATGTAAATGGGGATTAGAAACTGCTTGTAGAAAATGTACCTGTAAGCGAGCAAAAACTGTTAATTTAACAGAGAGAAATAAACTTAGAATAGAAATTCTAAAAAAATATAGCAAAAAAGACATTCCCGAATGTCAATGTTGTGGAGAAACTATTCTCGAATTTCTTACTTTAGACCATATAAATGGTGGAGGAACAGAAGAGAGAAAGAAATATCCAGCAACAATGTTATTTCGTAAGTTACGAAGAGAAAATTTTCCAAATGGATATAGAACTTTGTGTTATAATTGCAATTGTAGTTTGGGACGTTATGGATATTGTCCTCATCAGAAACAATGATCAAACTCCAAAATCTGTTAGAAACGACACTTCGGACCAAACGTGGGTCCGTCATACGCAGATTTCGTGGAAATGTTGGAAAAGCAGTTGGTCACAGAATCTATGTCCACAAGCTATATGCAGACGAGGTAATTCCAAAACCAATATGGACTAAGGCAAATGAAATACTTACCAAAGCATATCCAGACTTTGCCTTCAACACAATAATGTTTGATCCTGCTGCCAAAACTGTGCGCTTTGACGAAGCACCCGATTTTGATACAGCATCCGAGCCTCATGTCGGTGACTTCGTGGAAATCAATCTGGCAGGACAACCTCCAATTCGCAATGGACATTCTGATAGTATTTGGCATCATAAATGGATGTGGGTCAAAGATGACTATACAGGTTTTGATGTTGACAAATCCAAAAAATGGAGTAAACTATGGCTCTCAAAACTGGATGGACCGGCTAAGGGACAAGAAATATACTGGAAATCACAACTTCGCAATGCGGGGCTGTTAAAAGAATCATCTTACAAAAATATTGTTAATATGGGTGCCGGGTATCGTCTAGTGGGAACTGTGGATGCATATGGTGGGGTTCATTTACCGGATGGACAGTCGGGTGATGATTTGCACAGCGATTATAATTTAGAGTTTGGAACTAGATTTTCATATTGGCCCGGCCATAAAAAAGTTAGTTGGTGGATTCCATCTGAAAATGATAAAGAAGCACGACATAAAGTGGAAGATTTTTTACATCGTAAAGGATGGCCATTCAAATTTCATTGTGACTGTATGGGCAGGAAGATCGAAGCTGTAGATATATTGGGAGAAGGCATTTTCTTTGACAAACTCAATGCTTCCATCAAAAAGTTAGAAGATGAATGGGAAAGGTTGGATTCGCAGGGCACTGGATATGCCAGGCAACAAGAAATTCAACGAGAGTTACAAAAATTATATGCTACACATCAAGAGTTTGTAGCAATGCAAAATCTAAAACCAATAATTAGGACAAAGCAAAATATGGTTACGGAAGCATTTACAAGAGAAGAAGCAGCACTTGACTTCTTGAAGAAGATGGTCCAAAGCGGACCATTCAAGGGACAAGTGTATCTTGCTGGTGGTGCTGTTCGTGACATGGTTCTTGGGAAGAAACCCAAGGATTTGGATATTGTCGTTATCAATCATGGACTCCGTGGCGGTCTTGACTTTGCCATTTGGATTGCCAAGCAGATGGGCAATTACAAAGGACCGGAAGTCTATCCGCCACAGTTCCACTTTGCTCCACATATTCAAGTGGATGATTATGGTGCTCCGTCATTCTCTCCCCGTGGAGAACCCAATAATCCTGATCCAGATTTGATGAAGGCACTGGACGAATATACGGCATACTACGCCTCATTCTCCAATCCTGTTCTATTTCCAAAATTTGGAACTGCCAAGGTCAACTTGACAGGAATACATGAAGGAACTTCGTTGGAAGGAATGGAAATCGAAGCAGTTGCCGCTCGCCGAGAAGAGTACACTCCCGGCAATCGTAAGCCTCGGGTATTCCCCGGTACGCTCAAGGATGACGTATTCCGTCGTGACTTTAATGCTAATAGTTTGATGCTTGACCTGACTTCAGGTCAGACCCTTGACCTGACTGGAAAGGGATACGAAGACATCAAAACGGGCACGCTTCGCACCACATCCGATCCACTTATCATCTTTAAGGAAGACCCACTCCGCATGTTGCGAGCAGTGCGTTTTATGGCACAGAAGGGGTGGAAGATTGCTCCTGAGACTGAAGACAGCATTCGTAAGAATGCTTCGTGGTTGCGCTTTATCTCCCGTGAGCGTGTCCGTGACGAACTCAACAAAATTCTTGTTGTAGCAGATCCAACCGAAGCATTTGAGAAAATGCGGGATCTTGGTTTGTTGCCATATGTCGCCCCCGAACTACAAAAAGCAGTTGGGATGACACAAAATATCCATCACAAACATGATGTCTTTGCCCACACATTGGAAGTGCTCAAGAAGATGAAACCATACGTAATCAATCGTCTGATGGCACTCTTTCACGACATTGGAAAAATAGCGACTCGTTCCGAGTCGCCCACCGGCGTCCACTTCTATGGGCATGAAGATGCCGGTGCTGAAATGGTTGAGCAAATTCTCGCCAATCTCAAATACCCGACAGAAATCATTGATGCCGTGAAGATGGGTGTCAAGAACCACATGCGTTTGAAGGCAGGTGGAGATGATGCCGTTAAGCTTTCAGATAAGGCACTCCGCAAGTTCAAAATTGAACTCGGGGATAACTTGGAGACAATCCTTGACCTTATTCATGCTGATAATACGGCACATTCCGACGCCTCCAATATGCCCAATCAAATAGAGCACGTTAGAAAAAGATTGAAAGCATTGGATATTCAAGTAAAATCTCCACGTCTTCCTATAAATGGAACTGAACTACAACAGATATTTGGACTGACTCCGGGACCAATTATCGGAAAGATTCTTAGTAAAGTAGTAGATGCGTGGTATGATAATCCAAATATAACCAAAGAGGATGCTATTGAAATAGCAAAGCGGGAGATACGATGATAGTGTACAAAACAACTAATCTTGTTAACGGAAAGATTTATGTTGGCAAGGATGTAAGAAATGACCCATCATATTTAGGATCTGGATTTCTGCTAAAACAATCCATTGAAAAATATGGAAAGAAAAACTTTATCAAAGAAATCTTGGAAGTTTGTTCTACTAATGCTGAACTAAATGAGAGAGAAAAATACTGGATTTCTACTTTACAATCATCTGTTAGAGGCGTCGGGTACAATATCGCCGAAGGTGGCTCCGGCGGTGATACATTTACCAGACAATCGCCGGAAAGAAAAAAAGTAATAAGGCAACATTTAATCCACGCAGTCAATACTAAAGTAAAAACAAGCAAAGGATATAAAACTCGTGGCCCAAAAATAAGCAAAACAAAAACAGGAGTAGCATTATCACCATCACATTGTAATGCCTTATCGGAGGCACATATTGGTCAAGTTCCGTGGAATAAAGGACAAACATTCCCAGAACTATCAAAATCTCGTTCAGGAAGTGGAAATCCAATGTACGGAAAAACAATAAGTGATGAACATAAGGCAGCAATAAGTAAAGCGGCATCTCTTCGTTGGAAAAAATACAGAGAATCTCGGGGAATGATATGATTAAGTTGAAACATCTCTTGACCGAAGCACACGGCGAAGACATTGACGTGGACAAGCTCTTTTGGAGTCCTTATTATCTTGAAGATGTTGCTGAGAAGTTTGGTTATGAAACCGATTTCACCAAAGTCTTCTGGTCTCAGCATTACATTCCTACTCTCTATCATTGCACGACCAAGGAAAACTACGAGAATATCAAGACCAAGGGTTTGGAAATGAGAAGTGAACGAAGAGGGGCGACCAGTGGAAATAGTGCCATCGGAGATGCCGTGTTCACCACCGCCGAGTCAGAAGAAGTCTCATTCTTCAAATCCTACTATGGTCCAGTAGTTATTGCTTTCAACGCCAAGCATGAATCAAAGACCCAATGGGATAACTATCCTATTGTCCTTGAACTGACGGTTCCTGATAGAAACAAAATTTATCCCGACTTCGACGCCGATTTCAGCACTACCACGCCAAGGTACTATTCCAAAAGTCCGGGGCCAGACACGAAATCTTCCATGAAGTCAATGGGACTTTCACGGGAGACTGGGAAGTGGGGATACAAAGGTAGAATCCCCGCCAGTTTCATTCGATGGGTGTATTATTACAAACCCTACGAAGGTAAATGGCACAAATCAAGACCTGATACATGGATGAAACTCCTCAATCACAAAGATTGGGAACAAATCTCGTGGAAACTTGGAATGCAGGACATAGGGTAACTACTTATAAAATAAGTGGGAACGCCTAAGATTGCGATACTTATAAATGATCAATCTTTGCTACAAATGGGGAAACTGTGACGTTCTATGGAAGGACGCTAACTGGACGTGGGCCGAATGTCGGCTTGTAGAAGAGATAATTGGGGGCAATCCTCCCGGTGTACCGGGTGAATTAGCAATACCTCCGTGGTTACGAGAAGAAGAACCGTACAATCCGTACGATAAAGAAAAACGGAAGCGGTTCATCAGGCTTATCTGTAAAGTAAAGGGTGAGCCAGAATACGACGAGAAAAAAGAAGTGAGAACCGACATCAATATATCTCTTGAAGACATTGCACTAGTGCTAAAGAAAGTCAAGGGTATTGATGTTGAAATCCTTGAGGAATAATATGCCCTACACATTGTACACCGATAAACCAGAGAACTTCGTGTGCGAAGTTGCCGTTAAAAATGCATCTACTAAAGATGCGTTTGTAAGAATGATTGTCGAATCGGATAATGTGGCCCTCGTCTTCAAAGGTGAAATCAAAGATGGGAAGTGTAATGTACCCATTCGTCGTTTGAAGGGTCTTTTGGATGAAACATCCAAAGGAAAAATGCATCTTGAAATAGTTGTGGAAGATACGTACTTCAAACCGTGGGAAGATGATTTCATTGTTGAGCAGCATACCTCGGTAAAAGTTCAGGTTCAAGAACAGAAGAAACCGAGTAATCCAATTGTGGAAGTAAAAGTTCCATCAACTACACAGAAAAAAGGTATCAACATATGGGTTCCTTTCTATGAACTTTCAAAAATTTGTGAGAGATTTGATATCAAGAAGGCAAATCTGTCAGTAAAGAGGAATGACCTTCAACAACTTGTTCAGGAGTATTTTAATGCCAACCCCGAGTTCAAGCCGCATAAGCTGACAATTGTGAAGGGATTGAAACATTTTCTGAAGTAAATGTGTTATGATTTATGCAGTTCCCATCTCGTGAGCTAACCAATCAGTACATTAGTTTATCCTATCAGGATGTACTCCAGCATTACTATCCATCGGGAAGTTTATTCTATGTGCTTGATGGTCTTGGAAACGTTGTTTCCATAATGAACTCTGCATCTGTTGGTGATCTTATTATCACCAGCAACATGACCTCCTCCATGACCGTGGCAACGGCTTCATTTGCGGTCACGTACTCGTACATTTCCATTCAAGAGACATCTTCTTCTTTTGCATCAGCATCTATTTCGGCAAGCTACGCTCTTTCAGCAAGTCATACCGAAACTGCAAGTTATGTTCTTGGGTCTGGTACTGCGGGAACGGCTTCTTTTGCGTACACTGCATCTCACGCAACATATGCCGAAAGTGCAGGAAATTCGGACTTTTCCCTTCAAGCTGGTAATACTCTTTACACTGCCAGTTTTGCTCTTACTGCGTCTCACGCTTTGAATGGCGGTGGGGGTGGAGCAGTCATTACCAGTGGGTCGTCATGGAATATCACCGCATCAGTTGCAACATCGGCCTCCGTCGCCAGTACTGCCTCGGTGGCTCTAAATACTGAATCTGCTTCTTATGCAATATCTGCTTCAACTGCTAACTACGCTAATAGTGCTGGCAATGCAGATTTTGCTCTCCAAGCAGGAAATACGCTTTACACGGCGTCATTTGCCATCACCGCATCCCATGCACTTAACAGCGGGGGAGGCACCGTCATTGATAGTGGTTCATATTGGAACATCACATCATCGGTAGCAGATACGGCATCTTATGCAACTTATGCCGAATCCGCATTGAGCGCATCTCACGCTCTTACAGCTAATTCAGCAGATGC